AGAAACACGCTTTCAGAGATGAGACTAAACAGTCTTTATTTAATCTTACTAAAATCTATGAACAAATAGATTATAATGAAGATTTAAAACATTCAGGCGTAGTAACTCAAGGTAATTTTCAATGGGAAGGTGGGATAAAAGATACTAGGGTAATTTTTTCACCTAGTAAACAAGGTAGGTTTTTAATTTCTTGGACACCAGAAGTTAGTCAACAAAATAGAATCATTATTAAAAATGGAACTAAACATCCTGCTAACGAACATATGGGAGCTTTTGGTTGTGATTCATATGATATATCTGGAACAGTCGATGGTAGAGGTTCTAAAGGATCTTTACATGGATTAACTAAGTTTACAATGGATAATTGTCCAGCTAATTTATTCTTTTTAGAATATATATGTAGACCTCAAACAGCTGAAATATTTTTTGAAGATGTACTTATGGCTTGTGTATTTTATAGTATGCCAATACTTGCAGAGAATAACAAACCAAGACTATTATATCATTTTAAAAGAAGAGGTTATAGAGGTTATTCTATGAATCGACCTGATAAAACAATGCACAAATTATCAATTACAGAGAGAGAAATAGGTGGAATACCTAATTCAAGCGAAGATGTTAAACAGGCTCATGCTGCTGCTATTGAATCTTATATTGAGATGTTTATAGGTTACAACAATGAACAGTATGGCACAATGTATTTTCAAAAAACTTTAGAAGACTGGGCTTCATTTGATATTAATAATAGAACAAAACATGATGCATCTATTAGCTCAGGGCTAGCTATAATGGCATGCAATAAAAATAAATATAGACCCGTAGCTGAAGTTGTTAAAGAAAAGCTTAATTTAAGTTTTTCTAAATACGATAACCAAGGTAATGAATCAAAAATAATTAATAGATGATTAACACTAATGTTACTAACAGTGCGTTCCCAAGTCAGGTGGTACCTGAGGCGGAAAAGAAAACTTTAGAATATGGGTTGCAAGTTGGGCAAGCTATTGAGTATGAATGGTTTAGGGGTGGAAGATTAAACAGTGGTAAATGGAATCAAGGATATACTAATTTTAACAGACTACGTTTATATGCTAGAGGTGAACAACCTGTACAAAAATATAAAGATGAATTATCTATTAATGGTGACTTATCTTATTTAAATTTAGATTGGAAGCCAGTACCTATTATACCTAAGTTTTTAGATATAGTTGTAAACGGTATAGCATCTAAAGATTATGAAATAAATGCTTATGCTCAAGATCCCTTTTCACAACAACAAAGAACAGATTACGCTGAAGGATTAATGCAAGACATGCTTGTGAAAGATCAGGCTTTAAAATTAGGTGAAGCAACAGGTATGAATTTTTTGCTTAATGATGAAAAAGATATACCGGAAAGTGATGAAGAATTAGAAATACACATGCAGCTTAATTATAAGCAAAGCATGGAAATAGCACAAGAAGAAGTTATAGATAATGTTTTAGCTTTTAATAAATTTCAATTAACTAAAAAAAGAGTAATTGAAGATATAGTAACTATAGGAATTGGAGCTATTAAAACACAGTTTAATAAATCTGAAGGTGTTATAGTAGACTATGTAGATCCTTCTAATATGGTTTATTCATACTCTAATGATCCTAATTTTGAGGATATATGGTATGTAGGTGAAATAAAGTCTTTAACTATACCTGAAATTAAAAAACAATTTCCTAGTCTTACTATAGAAGAACTAGAAAGTATGCAAAGATATCCTGGTCGTCAAGGTTATATTGCAAATCCAAATTATGATAATGATTTAATTCAAGTTTTATATTTTGAATACAAAACATATGTGGATCAGGTTTTTAAAATTAAAAAAACAGACCAAGGCTTAGAAAAAACATTACAAAAAGAAGATTTTTTTAATCCACCTGAAAGTGATAATTTTGATAGGGTATCAAGAAGTATAGAGGTTTTATACAGTGGGGTAAAAGTTATGGGTGTTCCACAAATGATCGAATGGAAAATGGCTGAAAATATGACTAGGCCTAAAAGTGATTTAACTAAAGTTAATATGAATTATGTTATATGCGCTCCACATATTTACCAAGGGCGTATTAATTCTTTAGTAGGTCGTATGACTAGTTTTGCTGATATGATTCAATTGACATCGTTAAAACTACAACAAGTAATTGCAAGGATGGTTCCAGATGGTGTGTTTGTAGATGTTGATGGGTTAGCAGAGGTTGATTTAGGTAACGGAACTAATTATAACCCACAAGAAGCTTTAAACATGTATTTCCAAACTGGTAGTATTGTTGGTAGAAGTTTAACACAAGATGGAGATCCTAATAGAGGTAAAGTACCTATACAAGAACTGCAATCGTCTAGTGGTAATGCAAAAATTCAAGCATTAGTAAGTACTTATCAATATTACTTACAAATGATAAGAGATGTAACTGGTCTTAATGAAGCAAGAGACGGAAGCTTACCAGACAAAGATGCTTTAGTTGGTTTACAAAAAATGGCTGCTAATGCTTCAAACATAGCTACAAAACACATATTAGATGCTAGTTTATATTTAACTTTAAGAGCTTGCGAAAATATATCATTAAGAGTAGCGGATGTTTTAGAATTTCCTTTAACGAATAACGCTTTAAAATCTAGCATTGGAAGATTTAATACAGCTACTTTAGATGAAATAAAAGATATGCATTTGTATGACTTTGGTTTATATTTAAACTTAGAACCAGATGATGAAGAAAAAGCCATGATAGAACAAAATATTCAAATGGCTTTACAACAAAACCAAATATATTTAGAAGATGCTATTGATATAAGAGAAATAAAAAACATATCTTTAGCTAATCAAGTTTTAAAATACAGACGAATTAAAAAACAAAAAGAAGATCAAGCCGCTCAAACAGCTCAAATACAAGCGCAAGCACAAGCCAATGCTCAAGCTGCTGAAGCTGCTGCCATGAGTGAAGTACAAAAAAACGAAGCTATGACTCAGTCTAAAGTTCAGATTGAACAAGCTAAATCTCAGTTTGAAATACAAAGAATGCAAACAGATGCTCAGTTAAAAACTCAATTAATGGCTGAACAGTTTCAATACGACTTACAATTAGCTCAAATGGAATCAACTAAAATTAGCCAAAAAGAAGCTGATATTGAAGACCGTAAAGACAAGCGAACAAAACTACAAGCAACCCAACAATCTTCGATGATAAATCAAAGACAGAATAACGGGTTACCACAAGACTTTGAATCTGAGGGAGAAATTCCTACAGAATTTTAGTCATTTTTATTAATTTTTATTATATTATATTATGTCAGAACAAGAAGTAAAACAAGAAGGGTCTTTTAAGATTAAATCTAAAAAACCTAAACAATTGGTAGAAAACGATATTATTAAAATCGATTTATCAAAACCTAAAACAGAAGCAGATGCCATTCCAGTCGGAGAAACAAAGAAAGTGGTTGTGGGCGAACAAACCGGAGATAGCCCTAAAGTGGACGAACGAGTACCAGAGCCCAACCCGGTTTCTGAAATTAAAGAAGAAAAAGAAGTAAAACCTATTGAAGAAGTTGTAGAAGAAGAAATACAACAAATAGGTGAAAAACTAGATGAAAAGCTTATTGCTCCAACACCTGAAGAGGTGCGAGAAATAGCTAAACTACCTGAAAACATTGAAAAAGTCGTAGACTTTATGAAAGAAACAGGTGGTACATTAGAAGATTATGTTAGATTAAATGCTGACTATTCTAATGTAGACAATGATACTCTATTAAGAGAGTATTACAAACAAGCTAAGTCACACTTAGATTCAGAAGAAATTAACTTTATGATTGAAGATAATTTTTCTTATGATGAAGAAGTGGATGAAGAGCGTGAGGTTCGTAAAAAGAAACTTGCGTATAAAGAAGAGGTTGCAAAAGCTTCAAAGCATTTGGAAGGTTTAAAAAGTAAATACTACGAGGAAATCAAGTTGAGACCCGGAGTTACTAAAGACCAACAAAAAGCTATGGATTTTTTCAATCGTTACAATGAAGAGCAGGATGTGGCTCAACAACAACATGAAGATTTTAAATCCAATACTAACAAGTATTTCTCTGAAGAATTCAAAGGTTTTGATTTTAACGTAGGAGAAAAGAAATTTAGATACGGAGTTAAAAGTCCTAATGAAGTTGCTACTAAACAATCTAATATTACCAATACAATTAAGAAGTTCTTAGATGATAAAGGAAATGTAAAAGATGTTAAAGGTTATCACAAAGCTATGTATGCTGCTGACAATGCTGATACTATTGCAAAACATTTTTATGAGCAAGGTAAATCCGATGCTACTAGAGATCTTATTGCAAAATCTAAAAACATAAGTAATGAAGTTAGGTCTACACCTAGTGACGTTTTTGTTGGTGGATTAAAAGTTAAAGCCGTTAGTGGTCTTGATTCTTCAAAACTTAGAATTAAAAAGAAAACATTTAACAATTAAAACAATTTAAAAATTATGGGAGTAATAAATCCCGCGTTTGGTAGTTTAACTCCATCCGCACAGCAACTTGCGTTGCAAAGCAATTATCTAGCATTTAATACAGCTGCGGCTGGTGCTAATGACTTCGCTCAACAATACCTTCCTGAGGTATACGAAGCGGAAGTAGAAAGATACGGAAACAGAACGTTATCCGGATTTTTACGTATGGTTGGCGCTGAAATGCCAATGACATCTGATCAAGTTATTTGGTCTGAACAAAACAGATTACATATCTGTTATCAAAACTGTAACTTAACTGCGGCTGGTGCCTTTACAATCACTATCCCAACTAATGCTACTGTAAATCAAACTGCTGCTAGAAATGCTATATTTCCAAATGATACTATCGTAGTAATGAACCCTGCAACGGGAGTTACTATTAAAGGTATTGTTGGAGCTACAGCTGTAGCTGCTGGTCCTGGTGTTACAACAGTAACAGCTTATCCTTTCCAAGTAGCAACTTGGGCAACTGTAGGAAACGGAACAAATAATTTAAAAATGTTTGTTTATGGTTCTGTATTTGCAAAAGGAACAGCTGCTCCTGCTCAAACAGGTGGTGCTATAAAATCGATTGAACCTAGGTTTACTCAATTTTCTAATCAACCAATTATCATAAAAGATTCATTCCAAATTAATGGTTCTGATATGGCTCAAATCGGTTGGGTAGAAGTTTCTACTGAAGATGGTACTGGAGGTTATTTATGGTACTTAAAATCTGAATCTGAAACAAGATTAAGATTTGATGACTACTTAGAAATGAGTATGGTAGAAGGTGAGCAAGCTGTTGGTGTTGCTGGTGCTGCTGGAGCGGATGGTTTTGTTACTGCTGCTGCTGCTGGATTAGTTCCAGGGTTTAGTGCTGCTACTTTAGCACATGGTACTCAAGGTTTATTTTCTGCTATTCAAGCAAGAGGGAATGTATTTACAGGATTCTCTGCTGGAACTGGTATAAGTGATTTTGATCAAGTTCTTAAGAATTTAGATACTCAAGGGGCTATTGAAGAAAACATGCTTTTCTTAAACAGATCTCTTGATCTTGATTTTGATGATATGCTAGGACAAATTTCTGCTGGATTCTCTGGTGGTGTTGCTTATGGTTTATTTGAAAACTCTCAAGATATGGCTCTTAATTTAGGTTTCTCTGGTTTCAGAAGAGGTTCTTATGACTTCTACAAAACTAGCTGGAAATATCTAAATGATATGTCAACTAGAGGTGGTGTCGCTGTTAATAACATCGATGGTGTATTAATACCTGCTGGAACTTCAACTGTTTATGACCAATCACTTGGTACAAACATTAGAAGACCATTCTTGCACGTTAGATACAGAGCTTCACAAGGAGATGACAGACGATACAAAAACTGGATCACTGGATCTGCTGGAGGTGTTTACACTTCTCAGTTAGATGCAATGCAGGTTAACTGGTTGTCTGAAAGATGTCTTGTTACTCAAGCTGCAAATAACTTCGTGTTATTCCAAAGCTAGAATTACTTTAAAGTTTATCCCTGTCTTATCGGCAGGGATATTCTTTATTTTTATTAATTATATTATATTATATCATGTCAAAAACAAAAGAAATAGCCCCTAAATGGGAGATAAAAGATAGAACATATATCTTAACACAAAACAAATCACCCTTAACTTTTACATTAGGGTCTAAACATACATCTCGATATCCATTATTATGGTTTGATGAAGCCTCTGGAGGTCAACGAGAATTAAGATATGCCACTAATCAAAATTCACCGTTCATGGATGAACAAAAAGGTGAAGCAACATTAGGTCATATTGTATTTGAAAATGGAGTGTTAGTTGTAAACAGAACTTTACAAAACTTACAAAAACTCCTTTCATTATATCATCCAAAAAAAGAAATTATATTTACTGAATTTTCTAAAGAAACAGAAGCTGTTGATGATCTTGAAGAAATTAACTTAGAATTAGACGCTATGAATGCAGCTAAAGCTATAGAGATTGATCATGCCGAAGCAATATTAAGAGTTGAAAAAGGCAGCGAAGTAAGTAAAATGACTTCTAAAGAAATAAAAAGAGATTTACTTATAATGGCTAAAACAAATCCTAAAGCATTTATAGACATCGCTAACGATGACAACGTAGGATTAAGAAATGTAGCTATTAAAGCTAGAGAACAAGGTGTAATTAAGCTATCACAAGATCAAAGAACTTTCAATTGGGGTTCAAATGATAGAAAATTAATGACTATACCTTTTGATGAAAACCCATATTCAGCAATGGCAGCGTGGTTCAAAACTGATGAAGGTGTTGAAGTTTTCAAAACAATAGAGAAAAAGTTACAATAATATGTAACTATAATATAGTGAAGGGTCACTTCTGTGGCCCTGTCATTATTAACTAAAATATTAAAATGGCAATAAACGTAAATAACATATATCAAACCGTTTTATTAATACTGAATAAAGAACAGAGAGGTTACATGACACCTGTTGAGTTTAATAAAATAGGTACTCAAGTTCAATTAGAAATATTTGAAACATATTTTGATAGTTTAAATCAGCAAATACGTATTCCACAAACAAACACAGACTACGCAGATAGAGTAGTAAGTCTTGACGAAAAAATCTCTATATTCAAAAGGTTTGATAACACTGTTTATTCTAACGGTAGTTTTTCTATGCCTGTTTTAAGTGTTCCAGCTTCTCAAAGCTTTCAAACAACGGGTAACGCTTCTTATACATTAACAACTATTTCAGCTGAGCAATTAGCAGAGCAATCAACTGTAACTTTAAACGACACTGTAGTAACTAATTATAGTTTTACTAATAACGTTTTAACTTTTACAGCTGGTAGTGTTCCCGCTGTTTCTAAACCAAACTTAGTTGTTTATTTTGGAACTAATTCTAATGGCGCAGGCGCAATGCCTAATAATAATGCTTTTCAAATTGGTTTATTAAATGGTGATGGTCCTTTTCCAATTGGATATTCTATATCTTCTTCAACAGCTACCAATAGTGGTAGTCCAACTGTTTCCACAGTAACAGGGCCTTATGCTGCTGCTGGTGTTAACTATAACCAAATAACTTTTAATGTAGCTCAACCAGCTTGGCAAACTCCAAGTAAAGTAGATGTTATAGGAACTGTTAAGGTTACTAGTACTGGTTCTGGTTTTTACAAATTAGGAACTGTTATTTACAGCAACAATGCTCTTGCACAACAAGAAGTTGAAAGAGTTGATAGAGGTAATTTATTTCATTTAAATTCTTCTAATTTAACTAAACCTTCAACTACATATCCAGTTTATGTATTAGAAAACAATAGAATTATTGTTTATCCACAAACCATACAAACAGGAATAAGTGCTTCATATATTAAAAAACCTAGTGATGTTATTTGGAATTTCACACTTGGAGCTAATGGGCAATACTTATATTCAGGCTCTGGTTCTACTGATTTTCAAATACATTCCACAGAGCAAACAGAACTTGTTTTAAAGATTTTATTATACGCTGGTGTTGTGGTAAAAAGTCCTGAAATAGTTCAAATAGCCGCACAACAAGTGCAACAAGAAAACATAAATCAAAAAAGATAATAAACTATGTCTATACCTAATGGTGGTTTAATCACCGAAACTAACAGACAATATTACGCTGGAGCTCAGCAGTTTTATATAGACACATCGGGTGGAGGTAAAACTTTTACTAGTACTTTCAATACTGATTTAACATTTGGAAGTTCTGATTCATTAAATAATAGTTATCTTTTAAATAATTTTAAAATATTTACAAGTCCCGACGCTTTAACATGGCTTGAGTTAACGCCAACAGCTGTTATATCTAATACAGTTGTACTAGCACCTGTAGCAGGTTTGGTTGTTGCAAATAATCAGACTATGGTTATTTTAGTTGGTGATAATAAAGTAGTTCCAGGTATGCTTATTCAAAATGCAGCAGGTACTACTACTTACGGTTCAGTTGTGTCTGTAACAAGCAATACAACTTTTGTTGTAAATATATTAGTTGCTATTCCCGCAGCAAACCCTGGTACTAGTTTAAGCTTAAAATCAACATCACCATGGGCAATGACTGGAAATGTGGTAACTATAACTTCGTTTTTAGCTTTAGGTTCGTATGTTAAAATACAGATGAACCAAAGTGCTATAGAAAATAATTATGGTGGTTATGAATATACTAGATTAGTTGATGTTATTGATAACTTTTTAATAGCATACGTTGGGGTTGGCAAGCTTTTGTCTAGTGTAAAAAGATCTGATGTCATTTTTCATGCTAAAAGAGGTTTACAAGAATTTAGTTATGATACTTTAAGAAGTATTAGGTCTCAAGAATTAACAGTCAATAGTGCTTTAAGTGTTATTATACCTCAAGATTACGTTAATTATACTAGATTATCATGGATAGACGGCATGGGTGTACAGCATACTATATTTCCTGCAAACAATTTAACAACTAATCCTTATGAAAATCCTATTCAAGATGATGTAGGTACACCTACTCAAGACAGTCAAGACTCAAATGTAACGGGTACTTCTCAAACTGAAGCTGCGTGGGCTGCTAATAATCCAAGAAGAATTAGTGGTGCTTTTTTAAATGATTTTGATAGTGCTAATTTATTGTACAATAGTTTATATGATACAGCTTTAGGCCAAAGATATGGTTTAAACCCTGAAACAAGTCAAAAAAATGGTTGGTTTACTATAAACGAAAGAGAAGGTAGATTTGCTTTTAGTAGCGATTTAGCAGGTAAACTAATAACATTACAGTATGTGTCAGATGGTAATGGATACGATTTAGATATGAGAATACCTAAAATGGCTGAAGAAGCTTTATACTCTCATATGATATATGCTATTTTATCAGTTAGTAGAGGTGTTCAAGAATATGTTATAAAAAGATTTCAAAAAGAAAGAGGTGCTAAACTAAGAAATGCTAAAATAAGATTATCAAATCTTAAATCTGATCAATTGATTCAGGTTATGAGAGGTAAATCAAAATGGCTTAAATATTAATACATGGCTGAAATTAAAAACAGTTTTCTAAGATCCAAGATGAATAAAGACTTGGATGATAGATTGATACCTAACGGTGAGTATAGAGATGCGCAGAACATATCTGTAGGTAAATCTGAGGCTGATGATATAGGTGCTTTAGAGACTGTTTTAGGTAACCTTATTCAAAGTCCTACTATTAGCCCTGTGCTTCCTAATAATATTAAAATAATAGGATACTTATCTGATGAATATTCGTCAAATATTTATATCTTCGCAACAACATATACTGATTCTAATCCTAATGAAGCCCCTACCTATGCCACGTCAATAGAAAGATGTGTGATATACTCTTGGTTAGCTGGTGCTGGTACTGCTAAATTAATAGCAGATGGTATATTTTTAAATTTTTCCACAACAAATCCCATACAAGTAAGTTTAATAGAAAATTTATTATTTTTTACAGACAATAGAAATCAACCAAGAAAAGTAAACATTAATAATCCAACTGGGTATTACAAAGAAGAATCTCAAATTTCTGTAGCTAAATACAGTCCATATCAAGCTATTAGTTTATTTAAAAAAGCTGAATCAGTTGTTGTATCAAGTGCAAACACAGACAACTGGACAGACATTGTTTCAACAGCTCGTATAGCTAATACGCAAATAGTAGGTGGAGATCTTACTATTACTCCTTCACAACGTTTTGCGACATATGGAGCTAGCACTATTAAGTGTACGGTTAACAATGTTACCGTTGCTACAGATGGTATTACAGATGCTAAAATACTTAGTCTTACAACTCAAGCAGGTGGTGGTGGTGTTTCAGCAAAACAACAATACAATTTTGCTATCAATACAACAACTGCTGTAGGTGATGTATTACAGTTTATAGTTCCAGGAGCAACAAATAGTATTTTATTAACTACTGTTGCTGGCATAGAGGTTGGGATGAGTATAATTAGTACAAGTTCTACTGGAACAGTAAAAATAAAAAGTAGCTTTTATATAACGGTTACAGCTGTAAACGTAGCAACTAAAACAATAACTATTTCCTCAAGTGTAACTGTAGCTCCTGGAGATTTATTTACTTTTCTAACATCAACAATGACTAATGAATCTGCCACACCTAATTGGCCTGGTGATCCAGATTATTTAGAAGGTAGATACGTCAGATTTAGTTATAGATATAGATTTGATGATGGTGAATATTCTATTATGGCACCTTTTACACAAATAGCATATATACCAAAGCAGAAAGGTTACTTTAAAAATGGTAATGAAGACGATGCTTTTAGAAGTACTATTGTTGAGTGGATGGAAAATAATACTAATAACGTACAGTTATTAATAACTTTACCAGACAAAGCTAGTAACCTAGGTGTTGTACCTGCTTCTAAATATAAAATACAATCATTAGATATTTTATTTAAAGAATCAGATGCTTTAGCTGTAAAAGTATTAGAAACAATAGATTTAAATGGTATAGCGGCTGGTTCTACAAATAATATATTTATTTACAATTATCAATCACGTAAACCTTATAAAACTTTACCTCAAGATCAAACAACTAGAGTATTTGATAAAGTGCCTGTAAGAGCTTTAAGTCAAGAAACAGCAGGCAATAGAATAATGTATGGTAATTTTAGAGATATTTATACAGCACCACTTTTTATTGAATATGATGTAAAGGTTGTTGACAAGGGAAGTAAACTTTCCACAAGTTGGGCTGAATATCCAAACCACACTTTAAAACAAAATAGAAATTATCAAGTAGGTTTTATATTGGCTGACAAATATGGTAGACAGTCTTCTGTTATTTTATCGCCAGTAAGCACTACAGTTAGTAATGATTTTTTAGGATCTACATTGTTTCTACCTTATAATAATGAAACAAATCAAGGTACTATAAAAGATTGGTTTGGTCAAACTTTGC